TAGCAGAAAACATGGATGATTCACAACAGATTATGAACGGTCATGCAAGAATGGCTGTAGATAATCTAGCAATGGCAGGTTCGTTAGTATTTGATGTTGACGAATCAGCTTTAGTAGGTGGACAGTCAATGGAAATATATCCGGGTAAGATATTTCGCAGACAAGCAGGAATGCCCGGACAAGCAATACATGGACTTAAGTTCCCTAATACTGCACCAGAAAACATGATGATGTTTGATAGATTTAGACAGTTAGCAGACGAACAAACAGGTATTCCTAGTTACTCACACGGACAAACAGGTGTTCAAAGTATGACTAGAACAGCATCAGGAATGTCAATGCTTTTAGGTGCTTCAAGTTTAAACATTAAAACAGTTGTTAAAAACATTGATGATTTTCTTTTAAAACCTTTAGGTGAAGCATACTTTCATTGGAATATGCAGTTTATAGAAGAAGACTTAGACACTGTTGGAGATTTAGAAATTAATGCAATGGGTACAAGTAGTTTAATGCAAAAAGAAGTAAGAAGTCAAAGATTAACTATGTTCTTACAAACTGCACAAAATCCATCTATTGCACCATTTATTAAAATATCAAAATTAATAAGCGAGTTAGCATACACTTTAGATTTAGATCCTGAAGAAGTTTTAAACGATCCTGAAGAAGCTGCGCTTGCTGCACAAATTATAGGAATGCAAAATGCTAGACAAGAAACTGGCGCAGAAGCTACAGCTACTGGTCAAAAACAAGCCAATATGGGAAGCCCTGCTGGAACACCTCAACAACCTCAAGACCTCGGAGTTACAGGTACTGGTGGTGGCAACATCGGAACAGGAAATGTACCGCAGTCAGGGGAAGATGAATTTGCTGGTACGCTTAGAGCAGCTCAAGGATGATGTAGAAATAAGTATTCAAGAGGGAACAAATGAAAAATAAAAGAGTACAATATAATCAAGGAAGCGGAAGTAATTTTCCAATGACACCTATGGGAGGTGTTTATATGCCTTCTGTACAAAATACCGTAGAAGGTTTAAATACTTTAGGGTCTTTAATTGGAAGTGCTGCGAGTGCAGTTGCACAACAAATGGGAAATCCAGCCGTATTAGCAGCATCGCAAGGTGTTGCTTCTAATTTAATTCCTAGTACTGTAGATCCAGCAACTCTTCCTCCTTATTCTGTAAAAGCACCAAGACCAGTAGAAAGTATGTCAGCAGGAACTACAGGTTCAATGGCTTTACAACGTATGGCAAGTGGTGTAGGTAAGCATCCCGGTGGTGCAAATCGTGGTAAAGGTGCAGGCGGTTCTTTAGGACAAGAAACAAGACAGGCTAGAAAAAGAAAAATACAAGAAAAACGAGCAGCAAAAAGAAAAGCAAAAGAAGACAATGATTATGCAAAAGGCGGAAGAGTAATATATCAAGAAGGAGGTGCTTCAAACTTTCCAGATTTAACAGGTGATGGTAAAGTTACTAGAGCCGATATACTTAAAGGAAGAGGTGTTTTCCAAGAAGGCGGTGAAGCAGTAGAAGATCAAATGAATGATCTTATGATGATGTCTCAAAAAGAAGAAATGGTTCCTACTGAGACTCCAATGGTTCCTGACGAAAAGATGGAAGATAACTATATAGATTTTATAGTCGGTGAGTCTTTGACTCCCGAAGACGAAGAATATTTGCTGACTGCACTTGAACAAGATGATCGACTCAGTGTGATTTTTGATCAAGTTGTAGAAACAGCTTCAGAATTTTCAGGTTCTGGACCCGTTGAAGGTCCGGGAACTGGAATGTCCGATTCGATACCTGCAAGGTTATCGGATGGGGAATTTGTCATAACAGCTAAAGCCACAGAAGAAATTGGTCCTGATAACTTACAAAGTATGATGGAACAAGCTGAAATGGATGCAGATGTTAGACAAGCAGCCTACAGTGGCGGTTTAATGGAAAATACAGATAAAGAAGAAACAGTACAACAAAATATGTTTTCACAGGTAAGAGATGAAACTCAAACTGACAGAGAAATGAAAAAATTAATGTTGTCAGCAAATCCTAGATCTAGCATTTTATTTAAACCAGCAGTAGGTTAAACGATAAAGCTACTTACATTATGTAACCCTTTATCACAATATTAACCTTTTAGCTACTTTGCAAGTCAAACCCTTATCAAGAAGACGTTCTTGGAATAAGCCACTTTGAAGATAGCGCAAACCCTAAAGGAGTGTAAAAATGGCAAACGTTGAAAATAATGAAGAATCACAACCTAATCCTTATAACATGAACAAATCATGGCATACGGAAGAGGTTATGCCAGAAGCAAATGTTGAAAGTGCAAACAGTTTATTTGTTCCTAAAAGATCTGTTCCAAAAGAAACAGAAGAAATAGAACAAAAAGAAGTTGCACCTAAAGATGAGCTTTATAAAAAACCTGACTATAAAAAAAGATACGATGACTTAAAGCGTCATTATGATACAAAACTTAATGAGTTCCGGATTAGAGAACAAGAGTTAGCAAACAAAGTACAGCAAGTACAACCTGTTTATGAAGCTCCAAAATCTATAGAAGAATTGGAACAATTTAAAAATGAATATCCTGATGTTTATGAAGTTGTTGAAAGTGTTGCTCACTTACAAAGTGAATCTAAAATGCAATCTTTATCTGATAACATAGAAATGCTTGAAGCACGTGAACAAGAAGTCATGCGCAAAGAAGCAGAAAAAGATATCAGAGAAAGGCATCCTGACTACGAAGACTTACGCAATAGTGATGAGTTTCATAGTTGGGCAGAAACACAACCAGAGCAAATACAAGATTGGATATATAACAATCCAACCAACGCTTCATTAGCTGTTAAAGCTATTGATCTTTACAAGTTAGAAAGTGGCACAGATTTTAATGTTCAACAAACCAAACGAGATTCCAAAAAACAGGCAAAAGCTTCTGAATTGATTTCTACGAAAACAACTTCAGTTGAACCAAAAGAGCCTAAGATTTGGACTCAAGAGGAGATCGCAAACCTGTCTATGGATGAGTTTGATCGTCTTGAATCAGAGATAGATCGAGCTATTGAAGAAGGCAGGGTTCGTGGTTAAAATTATAACTTTTAACATATAAAGGTGTATTAAAATGGCTTACAATCAATCTGATGCTTTATTTGAGCCGTCAACTGATACCGATGCCAACTTTGCGAACTCCGTAAGTGGACAAACTAATTCCTTCTTCTTACCGAAGGTTTATTCCAAGAAGGTACTTAACTTTTTTAGAAAAGCCTCAGTAGCAGAAGCAATCACTAATACTGATTACTCTGGAGAAATTAGCGCTTACGGAGATACTGTAAGAATCATCAAAGAGCCTACGATTACTGTTTATCAGTATGAAAGAGGACAAGATGTTACTCAAACAAAGTTGACTGACGTTGAAGAAACCTTAACTGTTGATGTAGCTAACGCTTTCAAATTCAAAGTAGACGACATTGAGAAATCTATGTCTCACGTAAACTTCAAAGAGGTTGCATCCTCTTCTGCTGCTTACGCTCTTAGAGATGCTTTTGATGAAGGTGTTATCGCTGAAATGTTTGCAGGTGTATCTAGTTCTTCACCTGACCATATTATCGGTTCTGACAGCGCAACTGCTGATGCTACTATGACTCACGCAACCAACTCTGTTGACTTGCTTGGTTCTGATGGCACTGGTGTTGACGCTATTGACCTTATGGCTAGAATGGCTAGACTACTTGATGAGCAAAACATTCCTGAAGAAGGAAGATGGTTCCTAGCTGGTCCTACGTTCTACGAAGAACTTGCTAAATCAAGCTCTAAACTAATGTCAGTAGACTTCAACGCAGGTCAAGGTTCTATCCGCAACGGACTAGTATCAAGTGGAAAGTTACGTGGATTTGATATGTACAAATCAAACAATATCGCTGCAACATCTAATGCAACTGGTAAAGTTTTGGCTGGACATATTTCATCTACAGCTACTGCACAAGCAATCACTCAAACTGAGGTTCTTCGTGATCCTTCAAGCTTTGGTGATATCGTTAGAGGACTTCACGTTTATGGCGCTGATGTTCTTAGAAGCGAAGCTTTAGTATCTGCTTTCTTTGTAATTGACTAATCGTTAATTAAAGCAATAAACGGTGTGTGGGAAGGACATATTATAAGTTCCTTCCCCATACTCAGAAAAGAGGAAACAAATGCCACAAATAGGAAATGATGCAAATCCTGTAGTTTTTAAAAACAAGAAAAAAGGAAACAGGAAATTAGGTCTAGCAGGAAAAAGAATGAAAATGACTAGACAAGAAAAACAAACATACAATAAAAATTTTGATAGGATTTTTGGAAAACCCCAAAAGAATTTTAATAGACAAAAAGGATAAGAGGAGATAATAATGCCGGGATACAAAAGACAAATGTACAATAAAAGTAAAAAAGTAGAAAGAATGGCTTATGGTGAAGGCGGAGTTGTTCAATACGCAGATATAAAAGATAAAGTTAAAAAGTGTGATGCCAAAGCTGGTATGAACACAATGAAATATAAGTATGAAAGTTAAAGCACCTAAAGGATATCATTGGATGAAAGCTGGTAAAGGCTACAAACTAATGAAACACACAGGTAAGTACGTTCCTCATAAAGGAGCAAGCTTATACGCTAACTTTGAAATACAGAAAAAACATAAAAAATAAAAATGGCAACTACTTATTTACAATTAACTAATGAGTTACTAAGAGAAAGCAATGAAGTTGTTTTAACATCTAGTACTTTTGCAAATGCTTTAGGAATACAACAATATGCAAAAGATTGTGTAAACAGAGCATACAACGATATTGTTACATCAGAACCTCGTTGGTCTTTTCTTGCTACAGGAGAAAGCGGATCAACAGATCCTTTTTATGGAAATGTAAATGTAGAAACAGTTGCTGGTACAAGATGGTACGAATTAAAAGAATCTTCTAGTTCTTTAACAACTGACTATGGAGCAGTAGAGTGGAACGATTTTTATTTAACAACAATTGGTGTAAGCGGAGAAACTACACCTTATACAAGTCGCAATCTAAGATTTGTTACGCTTGAAGATTGGAAAGATTTTAGAAGAGAAGCTGAAAATATAGACGATACAGATTCTCAAAACTGGGGAGAACCCAATGTGGTTTTCAGAAGCCCAGATGGTAGGAAGTTTGGA